AGTCTTGATCGGCCATGACCAGCTACGCTTCAGTTGACCTTCTACTCCTGATTGAAATACAAAGTTGCCTGCGTGAGTTGAATGGTCACCAAAGAAGAACTTTAGATTACTATTTTCTGTTTTGGCTTGAAAGTTTACTTCTTCTGCATTGGCACTGGCCTGCATCTTCAAACGTTGAATGGCCGCCACTGTTGGCTCAAATTCAATGTGCCAGTTAACACCTTTGAATTTGACTGTTTTGAGTTTGTCGTTGACAATTTCTGATGCCATGAAGCGATAGTTGTTTTTAAAATCACCTGAGGCATTTTCAAAGTTGATACCATCGGGTGCGCCTGTGTCTCGGCGTGTGATACTGAGTTTGGCATTCTCTTTGTACTCTTGAATGTTTAACAAAATTTTGAGTTTGCTCAAATTAGGCATACCAAAGTTGCCCACAAACTCTGCCACAGGTGCTGAATACTTGCCTTCTACTACTACTGAACGGTCTTCGGCAATGCCTGCAATAACTGTTTCATTGGTATCACCTGTGATTTTAACAAGGTCAATACAACCCAAATCAAGCGTGTGTGATACTAAGTCTAATAAATGATCTCTCATGCGTTTTTCTCCTATTGTGTTTAAGTATAACTGGTTTATTTAGATTTTACAACTGTATTTGATTTATTTTTTGATTATTTTTGCCAAAGTTTGTCCGCCTCTGAGTGATGTTAGTGCGCCGGGTTTGCGTAATTCTAACCATGTAGTAGGACCGTTGTTGTTCCAACTAAAGATTTGATTGTATCCAACTGTGGCCGCAAACGGTTGAATCATAGCACCAGGTGTATAACATGCATAGTGTTGTTCAGCTAACTTTACAGCCTTGTCACGATCGCAATCATTGAATGTCATGATCAACGTACCACCGGGTTTTAGTTTTTGGTAAATTTCTGTCAGATACTTGCGTATTATTTCAAATGGTTTAAATTCAAAGAAGTTATACACCAAACAAAACCCAATCTGATCGTTGGGTATCTTTTCTAATATCTCGTGATCAAGATCTTCTCGTACAACATACAACCTGAGTCTGCGTTGATATTCTTCTGGAAATCGTTCATAGGCTGGCACAAGTAAATCGTGTTGTTGTGCAATCAAATACAATGGGTCAAAACCTACCATATCTTCTACAAATTTTTCTAATCCAGGTTGAATAATTATACCCGGATGTTGCCAATCAACATAGTTTTGAATTCTGGCTCTCAAAAAATGCTCTGTTTCTTCATCCAGTACCGGCCGACGATTAAGAACGTGTTCAGCCGAATCGTTGCACATTTCCTGATCATACAACCGATAACTTTCTTGAAACCAGTACTTTCCTTCAAGCTCAATTTGTATTTGTACAGATCGTTTTAACTCGTTGAGTTGGATCTCAAATTGATCAATATGTTGATTAATTTCATTGTACTGTGTATCTAGTTGTTGTTTAAAATTGCCCAACTGTATTGATTGTGTGTTAACTAGATGAGTAATTTTTCCAAGACCTAGTTCAACTTCTCGTTGCGCTGAACGAGTTGACAGTTTATCTAACTGCATTTTGTAGGCAACAAGATCGCTGAGTTTCATATTACCACTCAAATAAAGTTTGGAATGTGTTGTCAGTGTTGGTGGCACTACTGAGCTCCCAATCTAACACACCTAACAAGTTGTCAACTTTGCCGTCAATTACTGTGGCCTCCATCTCGGCATCGTCAAATGGCAGTTCTTTAAACCATGCTGGCAATTGTAATTCGTCAGTGGGATAACCAATACTGGTCCATCCTAGCGCATTTGACTTTAACTTACATACAATAGTTTTCATACCATCAACAATTTGCAGTGAATAATTATCGCTGTTCATTTTACGCAAGTTGTTCCAGTTCAATGCAGCACGAACATGACCTGGCATATTGGTCTTGCCTTCGCGTTCTTCTTTCTTGCCGTACATGGTAAGATTGTTTACACGCTTGGGTGAACCTTTCTCCCAACCCGGGCGTTCTTTGAACAGGTATTTGAACTCTCGAATCTTTTCCACCACTTGCTCTTTGCCAGCGCCAGTCAAGACATCATGCAAAACATCACTCAAGAAGTTTTGAATAACCACAGGAGTATCCGAACGTTTTAGATCCAACCCCATGGCTTTTACTTTACCGGGCTTGCCGTCAGTGTCCAGCCGTCGTCCTTCTTTGTCTATAATCATCACAGCATAACGTTTCTTGGTAATAAACAAACCTTTTGATGCCACAACTTCTCGACCGCCCATGATCACTGAACCCATTTCTCTTGGACAATGAAATGCCTGTTCCATAAAGCCTGGAAAACTTTGGTTAACCTGATCAGCAATTGAATCATACAGTGCAATGCATGTTTCTTTAGACCATTCCAGTCGGCCTTCTTCTACTTCTTTTTTCAACACTGGCCATGCCGAGAAGTAACAAGAGTCTGTATCACCGTAAATGATAGTTTCGCCTGTGTGATCATATTTGCCTGTGACGCATTCATTTACATAAGCATCCATGTGCTTGGCAATGGCACGCCCAGTAAGTGTTGTTGATTGTCCAATACGCTTGTCAAAAAACCTACAACCAGGATTAAGAATAGCACCATACAAACTGTTAAGATTGATCTTTTTAACCAACTGTCTTTTGTCCCAGTATTCTTCATCTTCTTTGGTCTCACATTGTTTTAGTCGAGCCTGCATGTCTTTACGTTCAGCATACCAACGTTTTAGCAAGCCAGGAATGATGCCTTCTTTTTCAAATGTAAAGATAGTTCCGTTGGCTGAAATAATCCAGGGTTGGTTTGAATCAAACACAATCTTCCACACTTCAGCGGCACTGTGTACTGACTCGTCGCCATCTTGCCAGTCAATGGTAATCTCTGTGCCACGTTGTTGATCCATCACAGCAGTATATTCCATACTGGCAAACAGGCCTTCCCAGGCTGCTGCAAAGCTAGAACCTGACTGCATCTTTTCACGGATGTAGTGATTGGTCATTGTGGGTCTGAGTTGACCAATGATTGTTTCCGGCCCCATGTTAAGAGCACGGATTGCTGACGGATACAGTGAGTTGATGTCAATTGATCCAATGTATTCGTGTATGCCTTTTTTAGGATAAGCAACGTAGGCACCTGCGGCTTGTGTATCTTCATCTGTGAGTCTTTCTTTACGATTAGGTACAACCATTCCACGTTCGTGGGCTTCATTGATAATAGCTTGTTCAGTTACTGCCACAGCTCCCATTGTTGTTTGTAGCAACACTGTGTTTTCGTGTGCCAAGGTATTGGCCAAATCCAAGAACTTTAGTTTGGCATCCAGCTTGGCCAACAACATGGTGTCTTGTCTGTTGTATTCAATAAACGTTTTGAAATTTTGATTGTACAACTGATCCAATGTGCCTTCAAATGCTGTTTTGCGTTCGTCTAGTTCATATTCGCCAATGGCATCCAAACTATAACTGTGTCGTTCTTCATAGGTGTATTTGCGATACAGTTGCATATAATCCATATGCACACGTCCAATCAAGTCATAAGTTTCTTGTTCAGCACCAAAGCGTTCAAACACACGTTTTTTAGGATACTGATTCCACAAGCACATTCTACGTGTGTCATCTTTGCTGAGTACTCTAGTAATACGATTGATAGTATATGGTATATCAAAGCCTTCTGAGTTCCACCCACTCAGTGCATCAGCATCTTCGATTAGGTCCAAGAAGACCTTGAGCATGTCTGCTTCGTTTTCAAACAACATACAGTTTTCAAATTCAGCACAGATTTCTTCCGCCGTAGCTTTGCTCATATGTTTAGGGGCTATAACCAGCGTGACCATTTGTTCTAACCATCCCAAGTACACTGATATAGCAGTAATTGGATTGAATGGATCGTCGGGTCGGCTAAATCCACGTTCGGGATCAAAGTCTACTTCAATGTCAAAAAATGCTGTGTGTAGTTTAGGGCCGTCTTGCCCTTTGTAGTTTTCTTCTAGGCAACGAAAGATAGGATTGATATCCGACTCATACAATTGTTTGCCTGATTGAATACGCATTTCCTTGCGGAACTCTTTGTTGTTGCGTGTGCTGAAACGGCTTACTGGTGTTCCATAGATTGATTGGAACTTGCCTTGGGGGTCTTCATAATAGAACACATAGTTGGCCGGATATTCGCGATACTCTCTGCGACCATTTAGTCGTTCTACTACATGTATGCGATCGTGTTCACGATCAAATAGTGCATCAATATAACTCATCTGTCTCCGTTTATGGCCGGTAAGCCGTGATTCATGCCCGTAACGTGGGCGAGTCGATGTAATGCAATACTTATAGTGTCTTGCCTGTCATGGTCAAGATTTGCTCAAGTAATTCATGATCTGATTGTTCTTGGCCAAATCCAGCTTTGTGTGCAAGTCTGACTGCTTTCTTGAGGATACTTGGTTTGATTTCCATTTCTTCTGCTACTGCTTTGATTGTGTCGTTCAATCCACCCGACAGTGTTTCGATTTCGTGCATGACTTGGCTACCCTCATTGAGGATTTGAGTTAGTTTGGCTGTTTGCTCTGCTGTAAATACGCGATCTGACATTGTGTTCTCCTGTTGGTAATAGATTAATTATACAGGATTTTGTGTGTAATGCAAGTTTTTTGGTAAGGTGGTCGTTTTATAGTTTCCAGGTAGCGAATCTGTACTACTATGCCCAGCACCCGGGCACCCTACGTAACTAAGTTACGGTCCTAAGGGTATTCTTTACTTGATTCCAATTATCATATAACGATGATATTTGGTTTCAGGATCTTGTAATTTCATGGTTCCTTGATACAGTACCCGACTCAGTGGAAATCTATCCACAATGTCTTGAACACTGTGATATTGTTCTCCTGGGTCTTGATCTCTGGCTTGCATTACAACCATGGTACCTGTGGGTATGCGATCAAACCATTGGTCTTCAGCCATGCTGGTCAAACTAACATTGACTACTGCTCCGCCATGTCCTACTTGTCTGTAATCTAGGTCGTTGGCATCTTTGAGCATGTGCTCAACATTATCGGCACCAACACTGTCCAAAATTTGTTGACTCTGGGCCAATCTTTCAGGATTGATTTCTACATTGATGATTCGATCCACACCAATCATAGGTTGTAAAGTATTGTACAATGCCAAATTGCCATACCAAGAACCCAACACATACATGGTAGATAGTTGAGGAGCAATCTTGGCCAACTCAGTCAACAACCATACTTTGCTTGTGGTCAAGTCGCGAGTAAAACTGCCAGCTAGGCTGGATCCACTGCTTTCCTTCAACGGACGTTGTGCGGGAAAACGTGTGGAGCTTGGGCGATCAGGATTGTATTCTCTGTTGCAAGCAGGATTGATAGTGGCCACAATGCGTGTTTCTAAATTCTCTAACTCTTGTTTGAATGTGGGTGACCCTGTGTTGGGTCTAGGATAAAATCTTAATGTGATATCTTTGAGATCGTCGATGCCATAACCAGCGGCAGCAAACTTTTGAGAAAATGCTTGCCAGTTCACCATCTGTTTGGCCGATGAACAATTATCTAGTAGTTTTTGTATGTGTTTGTTCCAGCGTTCTGTAAAGTTGTCTGCGGCAGCAATACCCACATAGAAATAGCCCCAGTCTGGATGATGCCACACATAGATACCACTTTGTTTGGTTTCAGTTGGACGATCTCTGCGCAGTTGAATGCTTAGACCAGGACGGTCTGGAAATGGTTGTACTGCTCGAAATATTGCGTAGAAAGGGTAGCGTACACTACGACCCAAGCGTTCAACTTCACTGAGTCTCATACTTCGCTGTAGGGGTTTTGTGGTCGATCAGTGCCATCGTATTCTGGCACAACTGGATAACGATCTTGCGTGGTCAACTCTGGATCATTCCAGACATTGCGATTGTTTATGATCTGTTGACGTTGTTGATCAGTCACTGACAGGTCCTCCTTCGACCCAGGAATCGCACGTTCGTTTTGCAGCACATTTGAATTTTAAAAATTTACAATAGCCTAATTGTCCAGCATCAACGGTGCTCATAGGATCTGAACCGGGCTCACTACCAATTCCTTTGGCAATACAGTCAAGCATGTCTTCTGTAACGTCAAATGCTGCACAGTTGCCGCAACGATTGGCTTTTACCGAATCAATGTCATTGGTGTTCCACTTGTCTGCTAGCTCTTGCCAATATTCTTCATTGGGTTCGTTGGGATTAAGTGGACCATAGTGATATTCGTCTATGGCTTTTTGACGATTTTTTAAGTTGAGCTCAATGCTCTGGGTGGCTGGCGGACAGCCTTTTTCCAGAGCTTCCAACATGTTGATCAAATCTCTCATGCTAGCCCTTCTGCTCTCATTTGAGCTCTGAACAATGCCCTGGCTTCGGTAAATGTTGCTGCTACTATTTCGATCACTCTATCGGAGTTTGATATATTAAATTTGTATGTCTTCATTTTATTTTCCAGCCTTTGCTAGGGCTGCTCCTTTGTTAAAACTGGGCGACCATGGACTCATTCCATCCACACCGCCCTGTGCTCGTGACCAGTTGTATCCGGCTCTGTGACCCGAACAGTCCGTGGTACATTCACTGCCTAAAAATTGTAG